AAGTAATCGCGCACTGTTGAGAACGCCGCTTTGTGCGTCGCTGCGCAAGTCGCGTCGATCTTGACGCCGATTTTAAGCCCGCCCGACGGCGAGACGAATAAGAAGTGCGTGTGCTTGTCTGCTCGTAGAATCTCGACAATCTGCGCGAGTTGGCAACTGTTCTCCAACTGCGGATTGTCTTCGAGATCGAGATCAGCGACCAAGATTCCGCTATGCTCGACAAGGTTCGACGCTGATCGCTTTGAGAATACGCCAGACGCCGTGACAGCGGGCAGGCGAGCTTTCAATTCGCTTCGAGTGTCTTTGTCTGGCGCAGCACGTATCGCGTCGCATTCGTCTTTCAGTCGGTCGCTTTTGATATATTCGATAAGCGAGCGAGCGTCGAAATCGCGGTTCGGCGTCGTGTCTTTGACTGTTTTGAATGTGGAGAATTTTTTCATAGTTTTTTGCATTTAGTATTTTACCTCAAATTGAATCTCCAATCTCGGCCGCTCACGATCAATCTCGAATCGAACGCCATCAAAGCCCCACTCGCTGTCGTCCTGCTGACAGCAATCAGCGACGCCGTCGAGATATGCTTTGCAGCTTGCCGAGGCGTTGTCGCGGTCATGTCGCCGTTTGTCTTTCCAGAAGAAGACGAGCCGATAGCTTGCGAACTTCTGAATGCCGACCTGCCTGAACGTCTCGCGCTTCGCCATAGCCCGCGCGAGCTTCTTAGCCTTTGCGAGCTTGGCCCAATGCACGCGAGCGTTCGGTGACAGCGTTCGGTCTGGTAGCGGGAGGGTTATGGTCATAGTTCTTCATTCCCCCTCGCTCGCTTCGCATCTGTGGCGTTCACCTCAAGGCTCAAAGTCGTTTGGCTAGTCTCACGCTCTATCCGTTTACAAGCCGCTTTGAAGTAGTCCTCATCGAGTTCGCAAGCTGTCAGGTGCATCCCCGCGTAATGGGCCGCTATCGCTATGCTTCCGCTCCCCATGTGCGTGTCTAAGATCTTCATACCCTTTTCAGCGTAGTTAGCGAAGATCCAGTCGTAGAGTTTGACGGGTTTTTGGGTGGGGTGTATCCGCGTTTCTTTTAGGTTGATATGACCGAACCCACACCAAGGTAAATCTAGTATCCTCACCGCTGTTTTGAATGAGGTTAATGCAAGCTCGCAATCCGCATTACCTGGAGCCATAGATTGCCCATTTTTATACCAGACAAGCCAACATGATGAGTCGTGCGCTGTCTTTGAGATGAAATGATTTGCGCCCCATATCACTTGGTTTTTTGACACTCTCCTTACTTCATCGAAATACACTTCATCTGGTGAGTTAGAATCCCATTCTTTATCAGCATATTGAGATTGTGTGATTTTATGCCTGCCTTTTGATTGCCTGCCATTCATCCCCCTTGAATCCATCTTTATCCCATACGGCGGATCGACCACGCAAATATCGTAGTAGTTATCAGGTGTTTGTTTGAGTAGCTCCATGCAATCGCAGTTATATAGCGCGAGTGAATCCGTCTTGTGTGGTGTTCCTAGGTTTTTATAGTTCATTTAAGCATATTTCGTTCGTTCGGTTGTCGAACCAGACGGATCGCTGGACATTGGCGTTAGGCTAAAATATCAACCTTCATCATTCATTAACATCAATGCCGTGCTCAATATTTCTATCGAGTTAGTTGTAAACCTTACTTTTCCCATGTCTAAATTTTCGTCACAGTCGCCCGTTATCTCAATAAAATCATCATGTTGAGTCACATGTCTTTTCAATGTGATCATTCTGTCTTCTGCATGATCGTGGATATAGCACTCCCAGACCTTTATCTGAGTCATTATCGTTTCATCTATTTTCATGGTTTTAGTCTTTTGTTGATTTTACATTGTCGGCGCTTTGCTCCCCTTTATCCATCTTAGTGTTCTCAATGGGAGGCAGTTCAGTCCAATGCGTCAGGTCTTCTGGCCGCTGGTCGCTAGGAGTCCCCCAAAAATCGAACTTGCCATTGTCGAAGCCTATACACCTCATCGCGCCGTTGAAGTTTCCGAGATACCAGCCGTCTTCAGTTGGCAGCGTCTCGACGCCACTCCATTGAAAACCAGGCACTTGATTCAATGTATTTCGCTTAGGCTCATTCATGATTCAGTTCAGTGTTCATCCAAGAATTCATGGCAGCAGTTGTTTGAGTGCCCAATACTCAGGGTTCATCGTGGCCGTTATCACATGCGAGATTGTGCAGCACACCATGATGAGCGTGATTATGGCGTAAATTGCGAGTATTGCCCACGCGATGGATTCACCTTCACTATCCCATTCCGCACGCGGGTATCTGTCTTCCTCGGTTTTCGGCGGTTCCGTCGTTTTCGATTTGATCAGCTTGTAGCCTGCCCAAAGCACCGCCAACATTATCAGCATGATCAGTGTGTCTGTCGCTGCCGTGATCGGAGCCTGCTTTAAGAGGACTGCCCATAGGTGTTCGGTTGTGGTTCCAAATTTCTCCGCAAGTTCGCGGACTAGTTGTTCAGTCGTTTCGTTCATATTTTTATTCGGTTGTTTGTTGGTGTTGAGAGAGTTAGTATTTTAGCCATTGGCTCGGTGTCTCCTCTCCACGTTCTGTAAAGGTGTTTTCCATGCGCGGTCGAATTCGAGCATTGCTTTCGCTGGCGAGTCGCCAAATCCCACCACACAATCTTGCAGGTTCTCACCGTAAAAGGCACACCACTGATTTCCGTCGAAGCTCAGTTTCGGCTTCCATAGGTAGGATGGCCGCTCACGCTCTCCTATTACCATCCGTTCCGCCTGTTGGTTAATCGCTATCGCATGGCAAGCTGCCTCCACGACCATCATTTGTTTGTCATCATCTAAATTGCTCATATTTGTTGTCGTTTGGGGTTCCGCGAAAGCTGCACTAAAACTTTTTCAATGCGCTCAAGCTCTTCATCCGACAGCGTTTTTACCGCCCCAAACTTCCAGTTTCTAAATCGCATGTAATCGACCTCTGCCTCTAGGCAGACGCCCTTTGCGTTTAGGAGGGGCAGCCTTTCGGCTAGCCCCTCAGATGTTAGTTTAGCGGGCATTTATTGATTGTAGCATTTGAGTTCTTTTTCTACGTCATAATCGTCCGACTCAACATGAGACGATTGGTTATAATCGTTATGAATTACCATGTTTCCAATCTGGTGAATCATAACGTGCCAATTTTCGGCAGTCTCCGAATGGAGCTCAACGCCGTGCTCCTGGAAAAAATCGTCCTCGTCGATATAATCGCGGTCGCCGTCCTCATCGAGCACATACAAGGCAAATAGCTTGTCAGCTTTTTTGATTTCCCAGTCAATCAATACGCCCTCGTCTGCACATACTGATTTGAATTTTGATTGGTCTAGTTTTGGTTTGTGGATCATTTTTATATTTCTCGTTTTCGTTGTGTTGTCGTTGGGCTTGTCCCTCTGATCTACCTACAATCTAAACACAAAAGTTTAGACGTCAACCCCTAATGTAAACTTTTTTGTTTATTTGGTAGCATTGGGCTTCGGGATTGATTTGTCGTGGAGCCAGTCGCTCGCTTTTCGGAATCCGAATATCCACGCGATCTCCGAAAGCGGATGCGCAAGAAGATTATGGATCGACCATCGGAAGTGGTCACTGCTCGCGGCACGAACCTTTCGGCATATCCCGTTTAGCGAGCATCGAGAACAACCACGAAGGCTAACAAGACGCTGCTGAGCAACCGCCGGGCTGTCCGTTGTTTTGACGGTTTCCGCCGCCTCGGGATTTGTATTTTGTTTCATAGATTTTAGTGCCGTCGTCGGCGGTGCCAGAGCTAGGCGTTCTGCAAGGATAATTCCCCCGCAACAAATGCGCGAAACTCATCGGAATATCTCTTATTCTCAGGGTCTCGATTCCACCATTTTTCATGCTGCGCGATAACTTCGCCGACACTAAATATATCGTTTGGGTCGCGAATCTCATCGCTATCGAAAAGCTCTGAGATGAAATTGAACCACAGTATACAATACATCTCGTATGTTGCATTTTCCACTTTGTCGGTGATTGGGTATTCTGTGGGATCGCTTGCCACCTCGAACCGAGCGAAATCTAGCGATTTCAAATTTAAACTATACAGTCTTTCTTTTGCTTTATTGGTATTCATATTTTTTTACCCTTATTGCGCTTTCGTTAGTTGCGGAAGTAGAACCAGGCGCAGCTGGTCAACTCCGTTCGTTCCTCACTCCGTGCCAGAGCTAGGAGTTCGGCGGAAAGATACGATCCATCACCGAATCAATGTCCTTCTTAGAGTTCATCGTCAGCATCAGGTCAGCGTCTTTCAGGTCTGCGCCTTGATACTTTGCAATCAGCGTAAGCTTATATCGGGGCCCTAAGATTCGCTCGATCTTTTCCAAGTGAAATTCGATCTTAGATTGAACTTCGTCGAGCAGCGTCGAACCAGTCGATTGGATCAATGGCGAGGTCGTGGGTTTTTCGTTAGTTGTAGTCATAATTTTAGTCTTTGGTTGATTTTACTTTGTCGGCGTTTCGCCTGCTCCGCCCTTGCGCGGTCTGGCAAAAACAGTTCGCCCGGTCGATTTATCGCAGCGAGATTCTTGACTGCTGCGACCATCTGCCGGCGTTCTTTGTATTTGTCAAAATTCGGATCGAACTTCTTCGTGATTTCATCGAGCAAAAGCCCCGTAATTAATGCGTGTTCTTGTTGGCTCATTTGATGCAGTCCTCCACGTAGCCGATTTGCAGATTGAGCGCCTTAGCTATCTCGACTTCGAGCCGAGCGCCTTTTGATGCGGGCCATCCTCTCAGATAGCAAATGGCATCAGCCAGAGCCACCTGCTTGATTGACTCCCGTATATAAGTTGCCCACGGCAGACCCGTCTCGCCGCCAAAGTTCTTGGCAGGATTGATGATCTTGATTTGATCGCCATGCCGTTCTCTGAGTTGCTTCTCGGCGTCGTGAAACGCTGGATAGTTAAAGTCTTTGATGCCCGTCATCGGGCCTGCGATGTAAATGGTGTAACTCATGCTACTCTCCCTTGATTCATGGTGGCTTCGTCGATGATCTCGGCGCAAAGTTCGTTTCCGATCACGTTGACAAAATCACCGTCGCTGAGATTTAAAATAGCTTGAGATGTTTTCAGATAAGCTCGCAGGCTCGATCCGTCAGCCATCTTGATTCGGCCATCAGTGATGATCATTCTTTCTTGTGGCGGTCGATATATCTTCATTTCTTTTTGCTCCTTACGCGGCGATAGTGTATCGACCGCTTGTTAAGATTCACGCCGCGCAAATATGCCGTCGTCGCCGTAGCGCATCCAGTAGCCCGGAAAGGCGTCTTTCAAAGCTGCGTAGTTTATACTGTCCGCGACTCTCGCCGCCTCAGCTATTGATCGGAGGAACGATCCGCCGTGGCGTGTCATTCGGTCAAGCGTTCTCATGTCTCTTTCCTTGATCACGTATGCGCAGTTGTCTGCGATGTTCACCCAAAAATAGAGTCCTTGCGGCGAGCTGCTCCATACGAATGCGTGATAGATCGCCATTCTGAGGTTTTGCATCGGAAAGTCCAGCGCCTCGGCAGGCGTGTTTGCTAGTGCCATTGCCTCGATATCATCGGGCAGGTCTGTGAAGTGTTCTTTTATTTTTTTCATAGTTTTTCTTTCAGTTCTTCGGCGATCAGAGAGATCGCCATTGCCGAGATATCATCGGTCAGGTCTGTGAAGTGTTCTTTTATTTTTTTCATAGTTTTTCTAGTTTCGTTTTTAGTTCTGCGAGCTTCGCCGGGTCGAGTGATCTGATTAATGTTTGCTGGTTGATTTGCTCACGATTCTCCGCTTTGTATTTGCGGTGATGCTCACTGATTTTCTCGCGATTCGCCGCGTAGTATTTGCGACTTTGCTCACTGAGTTGCTCGCGATTCTCCGCGTTGTATTTGCGCTGATACTCATTGCTTTGCTCGCGATTCTCCGCGTAGTATTTGCGGCGATACTCACTGATTTGCTCGCGATTCTCAGAGCGGTATTTGCGGTTACGCTCATTGATTTTCTCGCGATTCGCCGCGTAGTATTTGCGATCTTTCTCTTTTATTTTCTCGCGATTCGCCGCGTAGTATTTGCGACTTTGCTCATTTCTGCAAACTTTGCAAACAGCTCTCCCTTTGTCGAACTCGGCAACCGCTTTAATGGCTAAGCATTTTATGCACTGTTTTTGCTCGATCATATTACATCTCAAGGGCGAGCTTTAATAGATCGTCCTTCTTGAATGTGATTGGCCGGTGGATAATCAATTTGCCCTGCCGCACCTCATAAGCCGGCTTCGGTATGCGTGCCGCTTTCGGCTCTGCGGGCTTTTCAGAATCCTTTATAAACTGATACTGCTCATCCTCCGTGCGTAGCCGGGTGTCGTCAAATACTTGTTTGATCTGCAAAGAGTCCAACTTGCTCAATGGGATGCGCTTTGTCCTGCAGGTTTTGCCGATACTCTCCACGTAGGGAACTCCGTTGTCGATCAAATCGCCCTGTTGCTCAAACGTCAGGCTCTCCAGCTGTGCGCAATGCGGCACGCTACCGAGTGCTACGGATGGATGCATCACGCCGCGAAAGGTAGCTATAAATTTAGCATAGAGTTTTTTACTCAATCCGAGAGTTGAGCACGTGAGATCGACGCCATCAGCTCCATAGCGTTCGCTAATTTCATTGAGCACGCCGCCGAGCGTGACAATGTTATTGCCGATTGATATGGCCGCCATTGCAGCCGACTCAATAAGCGTTTCTAGTTTCATGGCCGAGATGTCACCGGTCAGGTCTGTGGAGTGTTCTTTTATTTTTTTCATAGTTTTTCTTTCAGTTCTTCGGCGATCAGAAAGATCGCGATTGTAGTTGGCATCGCGAAGATCGCGAGTGCTAAAATTTGGATTATTTCAGTCATGGTTTTAATCGTCTGAGTTTTGATTGTATTTATCCCAAGCGATCCAGCAGTCTTCGCAGAGGACTTCTTTGCTTGGCTCGATTGGCTTATTGCAGTCTTCGCAAGTTGCCCATCGCTTGTCCGTTCTCAGTGTTTCGTTTTTCATAGTATTAGTTTTTAGTATTTCGTTCGTCGCGTTTGCCGATTCGATGACAAGAAAAGTAGCGAACTGAATACCCTTGTCAATACGTTTATTGATTTAATTCATGTCTTTTGATTTTTAGATATTTGCCCTCATACGCGACCTCAATCCGAGCAGTCAAAGCATTGATGCGCTCGCCGTTGCAATCTGCGAGCATCTCGGCAGTCAATTCGTAGCGAGGCAGGCCGCGCTCATGTAGCCATTCGCTCGCTTTCGTCCTGCCGTAGCCTTCGTGGTCAAGTAATAGCCATTCTTTGACCAACGTCAGCCCGCAGTGATAATTGATGACGACTGAATCGGGCTTGCCCAGCTTGCGATGTAGCGCAAGCGATACGCCGTCCACGTTGAGCCATCGCGAAGCATTCAAAAGCTCGCCATGCGCTGCTCTCGCTTCGTGCATCGTCCGCTCGCGCTTTTCCTCTGCCTCAAACATCTCTCGCTGAATCGGCGGAATAACAGTGCCGCAAGACGGACATTTTTTCACCGCGCGACTGAATACGTTTTCGCAGTTGCCGCACGTCGCGAGTCGCACGTCATCATCGTCGTCGAGATCAATCGGGCCATGTCGCATGATGTTGTCGCCGTAGTCAAGAATGAGGCAGTCAATCTTGCCGTCGAATAATCGAAGCCCTCGGCCGACCGCTTGCACCCATAGACCCCTGCTCTGAGTCGGTCGAAGCATCGCGACGCAATCAACTCGCTTTGCGTTAAAGCCTTCAAAGAAGACATTGACCGACAATAAATATTGAATCCGCCCGGCTTTGAATTCGTCGACCAGGCGCTCGCGTTCTCGAATCGGCGTCTTGCCTGTTACCGTTTCAGACTGCACGCCATATTTGCGCAGCTCTTGAGATACGTGTTCACAGTGTTCAATGTCGATGCAAAATACGATGATGCTTTTGCGTGCTTCACTGCGCACTTTGTCAACCATATCACGCACCGCTTGAGTCACAACGTCCGCCTTGTCCACTCGTAAAGCCAAGTCCTTAAGATTGTATTCGCCAGCAGTCTTTTTGATGCCTTCGAGATTGAGCGCCGTATGCTCACCCTCGACTGTTCGCAGTCGAGAGAGATAGCCAGCGCGAATCAACTCGCCGAGGTTCGCAGAGTAGCAGACGTGATTGAGTATGTGATCGCGGTGGCAGATTGCGCCCGTCCCCATTCGATACGGCGTCGCAGTCAAGCCGACGATTCTGAGTGACGCATTGCGCTCAGTCATCGCGTCAATAAACTTTCGATATTTGCCTTCGCCTCGCACCGGGATGCGGTGCGCTTCGTCGATCAGTAGAACGTCCTGTGGTGGGAAGTCCGACGCTCGCTTGGCGACTGAATCAATCGAAGCAAACGTAATCGCGCTGAGAGTCTGGCGAAGCTTGAGCGACGCGGCGAATATGCCAACGTCGAGCGTCGAGTCGATGTCGTGAAGCTCGGCGGCGTTCTGCTCGACCAACTCCTTGCGATGCGCGAGAACCATCACGCGCAAAGTCGGGCAGACGTTGAGCCATTGGCGAATGAGTAGAGCCATGACAAGCGATTTGCCGCTTCCAGTTGGTAGGACGACCGCTGGGTTGTCGTCTCGCGTCTTTAGCGCAGAGTTTACGGCATCGATGGCTTCGTTTTGATAGAGGCGTGGTTGTAGCATTAAAAAGTGCCGCAGATTTCCCGCTGCGGCGCCGGGTTGGTGGTTAGATGACAGCGACTGTGACCGCAGCCTTGCGCGGCGTTGTCGTGACCATTTTCGAGACGCGACCGAACTCCATCGGATCGTATTCGCGCATAGCCTCATATGCTTTCACATCGAGATCGGTCTTTGTCGTCACCTTGAGGCAGTGCGCAGGGATGTCCGCGCCCTTGTCCAGCTTGTAACTCAGCCCGGTCTTGAGCGTCAGTTTTATGCCGTTGTCGGTCTTGACTGTTTGCGAGCCAGATTCAGCGAGATCAAACTGAGCTAGAATCGCGTCCTCGCATTCGATGCGATGTGCTTTCGCCTCAGCTTCGGCGGATCTCGAATTGACGAGATTGAGGGCTAGTTGGTTTACATCTCCCATGGTTTTTTTCCTCCTGCTGCTGCTGGTGCTTGAGGCGCTGGCGTTGCGACTGTCTGCGTTTTTGTAGCCGCTGACGAATACTTCTTTATTACGTTGCGAGTCGCGTCCTTTTTGTCGATGCCCACGCTCGCGATAAACGTGCCGCCGATCAACTCGTCTGAGTCCTGGACGATAGGCTTGCCAATAGCTCTGCCAAGCGCGGCAAACTCAGCATTGCCGATCTTCTGCGCCTTTTCGTTTGAGTGACGCAGATTGAACCAGACAAAGAGCTTGCGCCCTTTGTGCGATTGATCGTCGACGTGGCCGATAACGTTAAACTGCACGTCACAGCCGACACCTTCGCCGTTCTTGGTTTCTTTGACTTCCGCCTTCTCGATTTCGAGAAAGTATTTGCCTACTGGCAGCGGCGAATCATCGCGCATCTCTTCATGATCCTCGGCTTTAAATCCGCCGTCGAAGTATTTTGATATATCTGACATAGTTTTTTATTTGGTTTTATTGTTGAGCCGCTTCTGCGACTGAGTTTGTGAAATCCACCCATGAGAGCGGAAGTTTATAAGGCAGGCGTCCGTAAACGCCGCGACCGCCGCCTGGGTGTCCCGGACGCTTCTGCGTGAACAAATAGCGCGCGCCGGTTAAGTCCTTGCCAGTCTTTTTTTCCTTATTGAATCCGACCTCTTCGGTTTTCACAATCGTTTCCGAATTGCAAAACAGAATTGAATCGGCCCAGCGTTGAAGCGTGAGCGCCATTTTTTCTTGAATGTCGAATTGATATTGATCGAAGGACGCGCCAAGCGGATCGTCAAAGCGTTTCACTTTAACGTGACCAATGACAATGACGCTGATGCCTTTCTTGCGTAGCATGTCCAGCCCTTCCATCAAGTCGCGCAGCTTGTTGACGCTCGCCGTGTAACCCTTGCCGAATCCCTTTTGGTATTCCTCGATGGTTTGCACGTTATCTTCGTCGCAGAGTTTTTGCCAAATGACAGGTTCCAATGCGCTAATCGAATCAACAATGAACGTTTTGTATTCATGCTCCTCTTTGATGAGCGTCGCGACTGCATTGAGAACATCGTCAAACGTCTCGGCGCGTGGGAATTTCGCCACATCGAGATCGTCGACGCCTTCCTCGCCTTTGATCGGCAAGAAAATTGGCGAGTCTGCGCCAGCGGCAAATGTGCTTTTGCCGATCTTCTCGACGCCTAGCAGAACGATGCGCGGTGCTTTATGCTCCACGCCTTTTTTGATGCTGTTGAGGTCGAAGCTCATGCTTTGCGCCCTCCCTTGTCGTCTGGTGTAATCGTGACCGCTGCCGGTTGCCCGCGCTGCCCGATGATATTGACTCGGAATGCTCGCACTCCGACAGTAGTTTCTAGCTGATCGAGAATCTCCTCGATAGCTTCTTCCGCGTCGCGGATCGTTTTTTTTATGTCCATGTTATTATTGGTTGGTTTTCTTTGTTATCTTAGTTTTTCAAGTTCGGAATAAATCCCGTCTTGAATAGATTTTATTTTTTCGTAAAACTCCGTGAACTCTAGAATATCTAAAATGGAATGCAACTTTCCCGAATCTCGGCAGAGTTGCCGGAAATTATAATGCAGCATTGACCGCGAAACGCTGCTGCGCTCCATCCGTCGCCGTCTTGAGTGTAGTTCGGGCGAACCATCGGCACTTGGTAACGATCCTCGAAAGCGCCCTTGAGTTGTTCGACCGTGCCGGCCCATACTTGATTCACTTCTGCATTGTTGAGCGAATACATTTGCTGCAAATCTGGCTTGCCGTCGTTAGCGTTGTCGCCACTAAAGACAAGATGCTTGCTTGTCGTCTGCAAGATGGTCGATGGATATTGTCCGCGAGCCTCGTCGCTGCCATGCTCCCAAATCGTGCCGTCTTCGCTTGTAAACTCAATAGCGCTTGATCCGTCAGCATTCGTAATCGAGTCAGTCGGCTCGGCGAATCCAATTAAGCCGGGCAAAAATAAATGCTCGCTGCAGACTTCGACGGCTTCTTTGTCGTGCTTCGCGCAGTGCCAATTGCCGTCTTTGACGGGCGAGGCGTGGACGCATTGGCGGCAGTGCAGCTTCGGCACATCGACTGCGACCTCAGAGACGCCGTGGCATAGCTCGCGAGCGTCGCAGAACTTGCAAGCGAAGGCATCTGCCCGGTCGCTTATTCGCTCAGGCGGCGTCGTCGCATTGATAATAGATTGAGCCTTCGCGATAATCGCCTCGCTGCGCGTCTTATCGTAGCGCAGGCGCTCAGTGTAGAGCGCGTCTGTGTCTTTGTTTACGACCATGTAAAGAGCGCGTTTAAGCCCCGTCAGATGCATGTAAACTTGCATCTGAGCAAAGTGCTTCGGATTCGCTTTCTCGCAGCCTTCCTTTTCGACCTTCGCGAAAAGCTTTGCGCTCGACGTTTTCATTTCGAGCAAATGCCAAGTTTTAGGAGCTTCTGGAATGCCGAGAGCCGCGCCGTCAGTGTGGCCCTTAAAATGCCCGTCGCAGGCGATGACTTCAAACTGATTGCCGTCTGCGCCGACTTCGTGGACTTCGCAGCCGATGCCGCGAAGCTCCTCGACGAAGGTCGGCTCTTCGCGATGGCCGCGATTAAATAAGCGGTAAAGCCGGGCGTCGAATTTCGGCTCGCTACACTTGCGAAACGAATACCATAGCTGTCGACTGCATTCTGCGCCGATACTCGATGCGCCGAGATAGCCGCGCGGCTCCTCAGATTGCCCGCGCTTGAGCCAATACGCTTCGATGGCTTCGACTGTTGCCGATTTAGTCGGCAAGACTTTTGATAGGTCTGTCATGATTATTTAGTATTATTATTTATTCCCTGCGCCCAAAAAGCCCGACTCTTTCGAGTCAGGCTGTTGAGGTTCAATGGTTGGCGAGTTAGTCGTTGATGACGAGGGCCACCTTGTCAATACGTTAATCAAATAAAACTCATTTATTTTTTTCGACGCAATCTGCCGACTGAATCGCGCTCGAATCGCTCTGGATACGCGATGCGCTCAAGCTCGTTGAGGCCGCGCTGAACTTCCTCGCGAAAAATCGGAACTCTCGACTCCGCTGCGTTATACAATGCCCGCAGGCTTTTCGTTTGTCGTGTTGTCAGTTGCATAGGCTCGCAAATTGAGCGAGTCACGCCCGCTTGTCAATACGCTGTATTAAGGTTTCGCCGCCCCTTGGCCAAAGTAGAAGGCGATGACGTGACCGAATCCAACAAGCAGAGTCGGCATGTGAACGAAGCCTTGAACGCTGACAAACTCCGTTCGTGTGCGCTCAGGTATCAAACCGAATAGAAAACCGCCCGAAGTTTTGACTGTCTCGATCACGCTTGGCTTATCTAAGAAGCCAGGCACAAATACCAGAGCGACGACTGCGCCGACGAGAATCAGCGCGACAAGTCGCCGCGTTGCTTTGCCCGTTGATCCGTCGCGCTTAGATGCGCGGTCTGATGCTTCCATCGTCTCACCCATGCCGACTTTGAAGGCGTCGAGAGTGTAGAGTCGTTCTTCGGATTGCCGAGCCGCCTCTAGCGCCTTGAGCTTCATGATAAAACCAGCGACGGCAGAGACGCCCATCGTGACAGCAGGATTTGTTAGTAATTCGATCATTTGATTATTCCTTTCGATTTCCACTTTTTAAACTGTGACTTTACTATCATTAGTTGTTGGCGCAACTCCCGTTACACTTCTGTTCAATGTCGGTGAGTCGCTTGTCCATGTTGTCTAGCCTGTCTGCTGCCCTTGTGACCGCGCTAGAGAGTCGCCACGCTGCACCAACTAATACTGTCGCTGCTACAATAAAGATGCCCAACGGAATCAGTGTCCCCTCGTTAATGACGGACGCTGCGCCGCTTGCTGCTGCTATGGCTGTTACGCCTGCGGATTTAATTGGAACCTCATACATAACTATTTCTTTTTGGTCTTGAACTTGGCAACCTTCGGCTGCTTGGCTTTGGTGATTGTATCGGAAAATTCTGTGTCCTTGATCTTGGACTTCTTGGCCTCGGCGTTAATGAGCCAGTTTGCGAAGTGTTGATCCATGTTATTAGACGAGCGATTCGGGGCTTTCCCCAGTTGCTAGGTAGTGCTGAATGTCGGAGTGACCGAGCCACACTTCGCGATAGGGAACCCCTGCGGCAGTTGCTAGGCCAATGACAATCTCGTCAAAATTAGCTGATGTATTGTTGAGCGGTTTGATCCAGTCTGTAACGGTATTGATATCCTCGCCGCGTAACGGTGCTTGCCCGTCGCGCTCCTCGATAGCGAAAGCAGGGGCAGAACCAAGGCTGGCTTGCTCAAAGGCTTCCTGTGGCGTGTAGTTGATCGCCACAGGGTCGCTGTCGTCCTCTGGAGGCGTGACAATGGGCAGACCTAGATAGACTGCTAGATTGTCGGGAATTGTGTAGCCCGTATAGGTTGCGTTTGAAATAATTGCGTATCTGTGAGCCATGATTTTATAGTCCGTAGGAGGGTGAAAATGCCGTGGAGTTTTGAAGCTGGTCGGCGAGTGTTAGCGCATTTGGATCGTAGGCGAGAAGGTTGCCAGATGTCGCGACGATCTTACCGCCACTCAAATCTTTTGCCGCGTCGAATGTGATGCCGACAATGTTCCAACCTGCCGCAAGGGTAGTCGTTGCCACTCCGCCGACGTAGTAAGCGTGTGTGCCTGACTGATCGGTCTGCAATACATTGGCCGCAATGTCTACGAATGATGCGCCTGCGGCTGCTTGCAATATGTCTTTAGTCGTGCCGTCGTTGTAGACTGCGAGCGTAATGGATCGCACGTCCTCAAGGCTGGCTACGTCTGGCAGTTCTACAAATTCGCCTTCTTCAAAAAGGTTGAGCACCTTGTTATTCGGGCGAGGGATGGCAATCGCGTCACCCAATGCGTCGATGGTTGGGTCGGCGTCGGAGACTGGAACTAAGACCGTTGTGGCGTAGTCCGCGGTGTTCTTATTCCAGTCCATCCCCGCCGTTTGCAGGATCGTCTCGCGCTTCTGACCTACGGTGAGCGACGTTCCACCAACCGTCCAACCCTGTGCGATTGCATCGGCTTGAGTCCCATCCCACGAAAGAAGGGTTCCACTGTCGTCAGTTAGAGTGAAAGATTTGAAATATCCTTTTAAGAACTGCCCAGGAAGTCTAGTAGCTATCTTCGCTAGATCACATGAAAAGGAGGTAGGGATGGTTATCTGCGCAGTATAAGCTACCCCATTTACTCTCGCCACGATTCTCGTTGAGCTTTCTCGGAGAAATTCGACGGTCATCAGTGTGCCGTAAGTGATTTTACTTTGCGAGGTATTTTTCGTATAGAAAAGACCATCGATATCACGAACCTGAAGCTGGTTATTGCCTCCGTTATATTTAATAACAGCGGCGAATTTATTACCCCCTGAGTCGGAGCATATATTAATATCCCCGCTCGTTATGAATACTTTTGCCGATATGTTCCACAGTCCAGTCCCAAGGCTTATTGAAGGCGATACATTGATCACCGTGCCCACCCCATTGAACCACTGAGCATCATCATAACCCACGATCCCAGCAACGTCAGGATCTATGCCCTCGCCAGTAGCCCCCGTGCATCCGACATGCGAGCCGTTGTATCCGTTGCCACTGGAGTCGATGCAGGGCTTTGCGTTGAGTCCGTCAGTCGTATCGTCGCTGTGGTCGTTGAGTTGCCAGCGCGGGATTACAGTCTCGCTACGTGCTGTATCAATCAATCTGACTTCTGACCAATCTGCGCCCGTAAACGTTGACGTGCCATCCCAACCGACAATGACTGCCGAAGGTGTAACGCTGGTTGTCACTGAGGTCTCGAAGTCCTCCCACGCATTCGCAGCTAATACCGTGTAGCTGATTGCCTGACCGCCGATAGTGGCAACCTTTGCCCCTGTTGACGTCGAGCGAATCTTGCCAGTAAGTTTATACGTTGATGCCCCTAATGCCGAGCAGTTCGCGTTGATCGCCTTGTCGTTGCTGCCGTCCGTATATACGTAGCGACCCGTGTAGGGGATAGCGTCGTTGCCCTCGCCCGACTGGTCTGCGATGGAAGTGTCCGAACTGAAAAAGTTCGTAAACAGATCGATCACGCGGCCGACCTTGAAATAGTTCGCAAATGCAGCGATGGACGTGCGCAGCGACAAGCCAAGCCCGATGCCGATTGATGGAGCGTAACGCCTCATGCTAGTAAAGCGCGACGATGGACGTTGCAGTGGTTCCGGTCGCATTGACGCGAGCCGTTTGCACTGGCAGAATCGAGCCGGCAGTGACGCCGACAAATACGACTGATTCGCCATCCGCTTCGCCCGTCAGATCGTCAATTGAAATGTCGCCTGCCGCGCCGACGTAAAGAGCGCGGCACGTGCCGAGTGCTAAATCAGTGGAGTCGTTCGGAGTGACTGCGCGAGTTGCGCCGCTTGAGTGTGTTGATGTTTGGATTGGCATAATGTTGTATTAGGTTATTGGATACGTTTTGTAAAGATTAGAGCATGCCCGAAGAAACGACGCGGCAAGGCACGCGTGCTATCTGATCATTATCGACGCGAACCTCTAGCATGAAGCACTGCCCTTGATCCGCTTGGATTGATTGCGCGACAAGTGCGCCGCTCGCGTCCAGCGTGCCGTTAAAGCCGCTGGTGATCGTTGACCATGTGCTAGTATAGATCGCGGGCTGGCGTCGCACCTCGACGACTTGCTGCGCTCTTGTCGTGGCTGTGCCTGTGACTGATGCGCTCGGCGTGACTGTTGACTCTGGAACTAAATCGATTGAAGTGCCCGTGAGCGTGGGCATTGCGCCGATTGTTCGAGCGACGGCCGAATAAAAGGAATCGTTTTGTTTTTTTACATCAACGAGCGACGCATCTCCTAGAACTCCTGCTCCTCCTGTACCGCCTACGTGTGTGCCGTCGTAGCCGTTGCCGCTCATGTCCACTGCGGTCACTCCGTCAAGAGAGCCGCTTCCTTGCTCGTCGAGTTTCCAGTGCCCTACGACTACATCATCGCTCGCCCTGTGGAGCTTTACGTCCGACCAGTCGCAGGTTCCGCCACCAGTTAGATACACACTGCTAGGGGTAACACCAACTACAGTATCTGACGTGAAATCCTGCCATACGTCAGCTATTTCTAGGATTATAAATACAGGGGAATCTGAAGGAGCTATCTTTGAACTCTTTGGAAGAATGGTGCTTGAGCGGATCTTACCAGTCAGATAGTAATCACCCGCCCCAGCCGCCGAACAATCCGCGCTAATAAGTTGATCATCCACCCCGTCAGAGGTTGCGAAGTTGGATAATTGAGCTACGCCAGTTCCGCTATTCAGCCCATTCAAAGCATCCTCGACCGCGCTCGCGCTTGCGCCGTAAGCCAGCGCAGAAGTCACCGCGCCGCTTGCATCAGTCAGCGTAAACGAGCCGCTTGACGGCTTTGCGCCGGGCTTCGTAATTGAAACTTTGACCGACGCCGCCCCTGATCCACTGAGCGAGTCATATGTGCCGTCGCTTTTAACGAGGTAGAGGTTTATGTCTTGCGTCTCGCCTTCGACGATTGTCCACATTGGGACAGGTTGCCGTGGTCGATTTAGACCCGCAACGACCGCAGTTTCGATGCTGCCCGAGTCAGTATTGATAAATAAGTCGCGTGCCATTTGTATTCAGATTGTCGATACGTTGCTCAGATTGTCAATTTGATTTATAGTGGGAGTCCGGTGGTTTCGCTATACATTGGCGTGCCGTCTTCTTTGGCGTAGGGCCACCATTTCGTGGCCTTGATGACAAATGGCACAATGTTAATGACAGAATAATCGACCGAGATATACAGCGGACAACTCACTGCGAGGACTCCAGATGTGCCGAAATTTAGTTCAACG